CCTGACCTTTATGCTGGAGAAGTGACATGGAAAGCCTGCTGAACCTTGTGCGCACGGTCGCTCCAAGCATCGCCAGCGCCGTGGGCGGCCCCTTGGCTGGCATGGCCACCAGGGCGATCTCAGAAGCCCTCCTGGGTAAGCCTGACGGCTCTGAGCAGGAGCTTACCGAAGCGGCGGCCAGGGCGACCCCGGAGCAGCTCCTGGCGTTGAAGCAGGCCGAGCAGGACTTCGCTGTGAAGATGCGCGAATTGGATATTGACCTGGAGCGGATTGCCAATGAGGACCGAGACAGTGCGCGCAACCGTGAGGTCGCCACCAGGGATTGGACGCCACGCATTTTGGCGGGGTTGATCACGGCGGGCTATTTTGGAGTGCTGTTTCACATGCTCAGGAATGGCTTGCCGCAGCATGGCGGGTCCGAAGCCATGCTGGTGATGCTTGGCACCTTGGGAACCGCCTGGGGCGGCGTGGTGGCCTACTATTTTGGCTCTTCGGCTGGCTCCAAGGCTAAGGATGAAGCTATGCGTAGAAATTCCAAATGACTTGGGCTAAAGGAGTGGTTTAATATCCCTCCCGGCAAGGGGTTTTGCCTATGACCACAGGTTTGACGTACAGCCAGTATGTGAGCGAGATCGCCACCCTTGCGGTCGTGCCGACTGACGACCCGAATTTTGTGGAAATCCTCCCGCAGATGATCACCTATGCGGAAAACCGCATTTACCGTGATCTGGACCTGCTTGAGACTGTCACTTCAGTTAGCTCATATACTACCACTCAGAATGCGCGCACAGTCACATTTCCGATTGCTGACTTTATCACGGTGCAGGAGGTGAATGTCATTACCCCTGCTGGCGTGACTGTTCCTGATTTTGGCACTAGGGTCACGCTGCTGCCGGTTACAAAAGAGTGGATGAATTACAATTACGTCAGCAACACCTCGGCAGGGGTGCCGTATTATTTTGCAATGTTCAATCAGAACACGATCATCCTTGGGCCTTGGCCGGATGACACTTATACCATTGAGATTGTGGGTACGTTCCGCCCGGATTCGCTGTCTGCGGCCAACACTTCAACCTTTGTGTCGCTCTATCTGCCTGATCTGCTGATCATGGCATCCATGATTTACATCAGCGCTTTCCAGCGTAACTTCATTTCGGCGGCAGCCAATGACCCGCAGATGCCAGTCAACTATGAGACTCAGTATCAGACTTTGCTGAAGGGGGCGATGGTTGAAGAGGCGCGCAAGAAGTTCCAATCGTCCGGTTGGACTTCTATGTCGCCTTCCCCTGTGGCCACCCCGACCAGGGGATAAGGTATGCCTCACGCCACGCTCAAACTGATCCCAGGCGTTGATCAAAACCGGACCCCGGCTTTGAATGAGGCTGCGCTGTCTGAAAGCCAGCTTATCCGGTTTGTGCAGGATCGTCAGGGTTTGGGGCTGCCTCAGAAGCTTGGCGGTTGGACACGATATTACCCAAATGCCTTGGCTGCCACGCCTAGGGCTATGTTGGCTTGGCAGGACAATAATGGTCAGCAGTATCTGGCGGTTGGCTGCGAAGCTCCAGCATCTATTAATATACCGCCGCCTGGAGCCCCGATTTATGTCATCAATAATGGCACGGCAAGAAATCTTGTGCCTCAAGTTGATCGGCATGATGTCGCGGTAGATGTCACGACAACAACGACATCAAATAGCGTCATAATTGAAGACACCGCCAGTAATATGACTGACTATAATGCGGTTTTTGTTTTGACGCACATTTCGGTTGGCGGCGTCATTATTTTTGGTTTTTACAGAACCTATCAGGTCAGCGCTAATACTTATGAAATTTTTCTGACTGATGTTCTTGGCAATCCGGTAATACCTACTTCTGCTGTTTCAAGTGGTGGTTTAGTCGCTGAGTTTGATGTCACCAATGGCTCTTCGGTGGTGACCGTGACATTGAACAATCACGGGTACTCTGTTGGCGACACTTATCCCGTTCTTGTTTCAACCACACTTGGTGGCGTCACTCTATTTGGTAATTACACTGTCACAAGCATTGTCAGTGCCAATGAATTTACCATTAATGCACCGCAGCAAGCGACCTCCACCACAAGCGCGTTCATAAATGGCGGTGATGCTGCTTATGATTATTATTACGGGTTTGGTTCTCTAACTTCTGGCACAGGTTACGGTGTTGGTGGTTATGGAACGGGTGGTTATGGCTCTGGGGTTGCTATTATTCCTGCTAGTGGCGATGAATTGGTGGCAACAGATTGGACGCTTGATAATTGGGGGGACACGTTAATTGCTTGCCCAAATGGTTTGACGTTTGGGCCTGCGGTTTCCAACCCTCTTGGGGGGCCGATTTATCAATGGTCGCCGCAAACTAACTCGCCAACATTGAATATTATCCCTGAAGCTCCGGTAGCTAATGCGGGTATTTTTGTTGCGATGCCGCAACGTCAAATCATTGCTTGGGGTTCAACTTTTAATGGCGTTCAAGACCCATTGTTGATCCGCTGGTGCGAGATTGAGGATTATCAGCAATGGATTGCACTTCCGACCAATCAGGCCGGATCATATCGCATTCCGAAAGGCTCAGAGATTGTTGGGTGTATTCAGGGGCCTCAGCAGGGCCTGATCTGGACCGACTTGGCTTTGTGGGCGATGCAGTATGTCGGCGCCCCGTATGTGTATTCATTTAATGAAATCGGAAATGGCTGCGGTTTGATTGCGCCAAAGGCTGCTGCATCTTTGAATGGCGTCATTTATTGGATGTCTCAAAGCCAGTTCTTTATGTATGCCAATGGTGGTGTGCAAGGCATTCAATGCCCTATTTGGGATGTAATTTTTCAGGACTTGGATACGACCAATCTCAATAAAATCAGGATTGCGGTAAATTCCCGTTTTAATGAAGTGGCTTGGTTTTATCCCACCATGAGTAATGGTGGGGAGGTTAATGCCTATGTGAAGTACAATGTGGGGTTAAATCAGTGGGATTTTGGAACGCTTTCCCGCACTGCCTGGATCAATCAATCGGTTCTTGGCCCCCCAATTGGGGCAACACCGCAAGGGTTAATCTATCAGCATGAGACTTCTCAAAATGCTGATGGGGCGCCGATGAATTCATACTTTCAGACGGGGTACTTTACGCTCTCTGAAGGTGATGTTCTGACGTATATTGATCAGTTCTGGCCCGATGCGAAATGGGGTTATTATGAGGGTACGCAGGACGCCAATCTGCTTTTGACTTTTTATGTCCTGAATTATCCTGGTGACACGCCAAAGGTTTATGGCCCTTATGATGTCATCCAAACCACGCAGTATATTGCGCCGCGTTTCCGGGGTCGGTTGGTTTCGATCAGAATTGAAAGCAACGATATTGATTCGTTCTGGCGTATGGGTGCGATGCGTTACCGCTTTGCCCCTGATGGGAAATTCTGATGGCCAGTTTAGACGATATTGCAACGATTCAGAAAAACGGCGTCATCGCCGTTAATACGCTGAACCAGACACTTCAGCGCATTTATGGGTCCAATACCTCAACAACGGTATCTGCCAACACCTTGGTACTTACTGGCCCAGGCCGGTTGGTCAATGTTTCAGTGACAGTGGCGGGCTCTACCAATGGGGCTATTCATAATTCCCTTACGGTTGCTGGGGCTTCAGTCACCAACAAGCTTGCAACTGTTGGCAATACCATTGGGGTCTACCCAATGAACCTGTTGTTTACCAACGGCTTGGTGATCGTTGTTGGCACGGGGCAAGAGCTAAACGTCACCTATTCGGTGGGGGCATAAAATGCCATTGAAGCGCGGCAAGTCTCAAAAGACGATATCTTCCAACATTAGTGAAATGATCCATGCTGGACATCCGCGTGATCAGGCAATTGCGGCTGCGCTGAACATCGCCAGGAAGAAGGCCGCAGAAGGTGGTATGCGCCTGGGCGTGGCGAACCCGCAGCCAGAGAAAATCCATGTGGGGCCAATTCACAGCGCGGTGGCCGGGCGCACTGACCATTTGCCGGTGCATGTGGCTTCTGGCTCCTATGTGATCCCGGCAGACATCATTTCGGCCATGGGCGAAGGCAATTCCATGGCTGGCTTTAAGGTTTCAGACCGTATTTTCCGCGATCCAGAGGGGGATCGCGAGCCCCACAAGAACCCGGCTTTTGCCGACACAGAAACGGTTCCTGTGGTTGTGGCGGGCGGGG